CAACTTTAAGGTCAAGTTTATCTATCTTCTCGCATACTTCTCTCATTTGTTGTTCTAGTATTATAACTTTATCATTTTCCATTTCTATCATTTATCATTTAAAGTCCTAGCTCATCAATGGCTGCATATGGGTCTTGACCATACCCACTATATCCAGTAGCTTCGTATTGAGCCAATCTACTTTGAAGTTCTGTCATAATGTTTTGTAACTTCCTTTGAGCAACCTCTGAAGTATCATACATAGTTGGTAGTATCTTTTTGTACTTCTCTTCGTCTTCTTTTCTTAGCACCCCTCCCTCCAAGAACTTTCCAACCACTTGTCTTGCCAAGTCTATCTGGGCTTGTAAGTCTTTAGATTCTGTAGCATACGGGATTTTAGCTCCTAATCCTTTGATTGGTCCTGTTAAACCTGTTGATGCAATGCTTTGAGACAACCTATTTACCATATTAATTGCATTTTGAGCATCCATTTGAGCTGCACTAGCCTGTGGAGTCTTGTCTTGTTCCATACCTAATAGGCTAAGTACCGCATTTGCTTCTGCTGCTGATATGTTTCCATTTAAAACCTCTTGAGCTAACATAAGATTTAGAGGACTTATTCCTTGAGCTCCTACCCCCTGTTGTCCTCCTTGTGTTGTAGGAATTGTCCCAGTAGGATATATTGGTTGTGTTCCAACTCCCTGTGTTCCAACTTCTTGTGTATCTGCTCTTAATCCTGCTACTGCTGGAACGGCTCTTTGTCCTACATTTACTATTGGTTGTAGTACCCGTGGTAATGCACTGGCCCCACTAGATACCCTTGAGGCACCCCTCAGGGCACCTTCAGCCAAAGGTTCTGCGTATCTTTGTAAAACCTTACTCGTTACTGCACCTGCTAGTGCTGCAGGACCACCACCACCAAATACTGTTGCCGCTATCGCTGCGTCCTGTGTCATATCATTCCATAGCGGCCTACTAGCCCTATTAGCTATTGCCCTATCAGCCCAGTTATCTGCGTCTATTGCTAAAGATAGTGCCTTATTAGCTTCCTTAAATCCTGTTATTCCAGCACTCTTAAATGCGTCGTCTAGTAAATCATTTGCTTTTATATATGCTGATTCAAATGCACCTGCGGTTGTAGTTGCTGCTGGGTCCATAAATGGATTCCAGTTACCTAACTTTCCCCACTCTCTTTTAAGATTTAACAATTCACTTGCTGATATGACATTACTTCCCCCTGTTGCGTTATCTATACTATCTATCACTTTTTGAATAGGTGCCCTTAATTCTGGAGATTTAGTTTTTGCCAATTGCTCCAAAAGAGGTTTTTTAATATCTGTTATGTCTATTGCTCTTCCTAAATCGTCTAATTGCTGTGCTGCTACATTTGCTACATTCGCATTACTCTCATAGAGTGCCTGCCCAAAAGTTTTTAAGTCTTCGGGGTTCTTTATTTTGACCCCCATTTTATTAGCAGTTTCTAACACTTCTTTAGGCAAAATGTTCTTACCTTGTTTTGTTGTCGGTGCTATTCCTATATCTTTTTTAAGAGCGGAGGCTTGTAAATCATCTGCCAAATCATCTAACTTATTAGACACCTTAGCACTCTTAATTGCTTTTACACCTTCTCCTACTCCTTGTAATGCACCTCCCATTAAAAATCCTAATCCTGCTCCTTTAAGTGCCGTTTCTAATTCTTTTCCACTCTCACTTAATGCAAAACTTCCAAGTGTTCCTGCACCTGCTCCTCTTGCTGCTGCAGTTCCTATTCTCGCACCAGCTGTTGTTGCTCCTTCGGCTGCTCCTGCTGGTACTGCATAAGACATAACACCTGCTGCTGATTTTAATCCTTCTCTTAATGGGTCTTCGTAGAGTGCTCGTGATTCTTCCTGTGTTAGTCCAACATATTGTTCTGGTCTTTCTAATGGGTTTTTACCCTGTGCTAGGCGTACTATATCTCCAACTGTATATCCAAGTTCTTGAAGTGCGCCACCACCTACTCTAAATGGTTTACTAACAGTTCTTGCTAGGTTTCCCAGAAAGCCTAAATCTTTAGTAGTGCTAGGTACACTTACTGGGTTTCCTGCTGTGTCAAAATAGGTTTTTCCAGGATTTTGAGCCTTCCACTTTTCTAACTCCTCTGCATTTAAATACTTTAGTGCCATGTTTCTAAATATATTAGTTTATATTACCAAGAGCCTCCTCTTGAACCAGAGCCTCTATTACTTCTTCTGTTAAGTAATTTCTCCATAAATGTTAATTCCCTTCCAGGTTTTTTAATTCTAGTATTGCCCAGATAATTTCCTATGAGGGTCGGGATTGCATTAAAAATATTTGTTTTTTGGGCAGAACTAGTCCAGTTTGATGTCTCACCACCATCTTCTATAAAACCACCACCGACATCTTGTGCTGATGCCTGAGTCGTATCTCCTGTCATACCCAGTGTACCAAGAAGATCTACTATACTTGTTCCAGCACCACCGCTACCTCTACTTGCTCTTAATTGTGCGTTAAATTGGTCTTGCTGTAAGGCATCTTGATACAATCTCCAAGCATTCTCTGCTGCTATATTGGCTTGTTCTGCTGCTGTCTGATATCCTCCTAAAGCCTTGTTTAGAATATCTTGATATCTTTGACCCCTTGCTGTTAAAAGATTAGCTGCGGTCCCATAAGAAGTTATAGGTGCTTGTCTTGCCTGTGCAATTAAAGCCATTTGTGCAGTAGGGTCAGTAATTAAGCTGTTCATGTATCTCTCCCTGTATGTTGGTGCAACAGCCTGTAATTCTCCTAAAGCCCGTGCCTGTTGCTCTATTAAATCCTTATTATAGTTGGTAGCCTCTCCATAAGCTTTCTCAAATTCTTGTTTGTATTGATTAGGATTATACTGCTGAGCCTTCCTGTATAATTCCTCGTATTCTGCTAATCTTTGTGCTGTTGTTGCCATTGCTTTATATACTTAATTAAACTCTTGTAGCCCTATTGAGCCAATCAAGATAAGAACTTCCATAAGTACCTGCGTCTGTAACAGGTCTTGCCACTTTATAAGGTTCATACTTTGTTGTTGTTGGTTTCTGTTTTCCAGCACTACTCTCATATAACTGCTGCATTCTATTATAATCTTCCTGTGCCATAGCTCTTTGTTGTAACACATCAGCTTCTATTCCTTTTTGATGCTCTTGCCCCAACTCTCTGTAAAGGTCTGATAGGGACCTTTCCCTTATTCCACTTCTTATTAAGTTTCTACCAGCAAAATTACTTTCTAACTGCTCTTGTCTTTGCTGTGCTATTGGTGCATAGTATTGTGCATAAACTTGTTCAGCACTTCCCCTTGCTAGTTCTGGTGCAAAATACTGTTCCCATGGTAAAACTTCTGCAAAATTGATTGGTTGCTCTTGTGCTATTTGTGTTGCTAATTCTGTTGCTCCTGTCCCTACTGGTGCTGGTGCTGGTGCTGGTGCCGATTGTGCCAAAATCTCCCCATAGGTAAGTTTTTGTCCTGGTCTGATTAGATTAGGATTACTTCCAATTACAGCTTTATTCTGTTCGTGAAGAGTTCTCCAATTTGGTATACCCAACTTCTTTGCTATCTTAGAGAGACTATCTCCTGGTTGGACTTTATATATCGCCATTTGTTAGATGTATCAAATTATACATCCTCGTTTACCCATTCCTATATGTAATATTATAACATATCACAGATTTATCAACTTCCAAGTTCAAAAGAGTAAATATGTAGGGTTACATCAAAATCTATTCTATTATCTAGCCCTTCTGGCTCCCCTGATATGTTCTGTTCTACAGACCAAGTTATAGTAATATTTGTAGCATCTATTTTAAGTGCTATATCTATATAAAGACTTGAGCCGTAGGGGGTCCCATTATCATAAATATGTGGAAGTATATCTGATATAGGGTCTGTATATAAAGTATAGTCAACAAATCCAAGTGTAAATGGTGCATAACCTAATCCGTGTGCATAGGTTTCTGTTCCCCCTTGTCCAGTTTGTCCTGCAAGTGCAGAAAACTCTATTGTTTTCTTCTCAAGTAACATCAAACTTGAATGTCTACTATCAAAAGAAAAATCATCTAGACTAGGAGATTCTGCATCTTTTCCAGGTTTAGATATTTTAATTCCTAAATCTTCCATTATTGTTCATCGTAAAATAAATAGTAAAAGTAGTTAAAAGTTCCAGAATAACCCAGTTCATCATAAAAACTTCCTTTAATTGTAAGCTGCGTGGAAGATATTGTATATTCAAAATTAGAGGTATAAGTAGAAAGAAACTCGCTTATTGGGTATCTTCTGTAATAATTACTCTTTTCTCCATAATATACACTGTAGAACTCCCCATACACCAAAACCTTTGGTACATAACCTAAATTGTGAGTAATCACATCAGAATCACTACCCCCATCTGAGATGCTTAAAGATCCAGTTCCTGATGCCTTAATCTTTAGAATAGGATAGGAAGTATCTAAATACAAATCTTTTACCCCAGCAGTAAGAGCATCTACACCTGGCTTTGATATTCTGATTCCATACTCCATTAGCCACCCTCCCTTAAAATTATCAAATATCCATATTGCCCGTTATCTTCATGTATAACAGAAGTAGATGCTAAGGTGTCCCTTGTTGCCCTGTAAAATGTAGGATTAGTTGCCGAGTCGGTTATAAACATAAAATACATTGGGACATAGCCCAAGTTGTGAGTATATGTTATTCCAGAGAGTGAGTCTTCACCCTCAACAAATCCAGAATAATAGACTTTGGGAGAGTTGCTATCACTTATAAATACAAAATCCTTTTTGTTGGTTTCTGTAAGAGCTTTTTGAGCATCTATGTTTTCTTTAGAGATTCTTATACCGTATTCCATACTTCTCTTAATCTAATTTACCTATAACCACCCTACAAACAGTATCATCATAAACAAGTATCCTTCCATTCTTTTTAATTATAAAGTCTCTAATAAGTCCACCTGCCGATAGAGAAGTTGCTGATAAAGTCTGCTGTGTAGACAAAGTACCAGAAGTTACTTCTAAAGGCTTTGTTAAATAAGCTCCTAGCTGTTCTCTTACTTGTTGTTCTGTTATTGTTAGTGCCATTAGTGTTCCTCCCTTGCTTCTACATCATAAATTAGGTTAATACCATATATGTTAAACCCTGATCCGCTTGAACTATGGCTAAGTTTTAATTCTATAAACTTACCTGCTGCTTTACTAGGTATAATAAGCCTTTGTACTTTAATATCGTCTGTCCCTGATAAAGATACATTATTTACTGTACCCTCTACATTAGACCAAGTGCCTGTACCACCTACTCTATATTGAGCAGTTAAATACTCATTTGCCCCTGTAGGCTTATAGACAATTTGTATCTCATAGGCATTTTTAATATCATCTACATTCTCCGCCGCACCAAACAGTTTAGGAGTCTGATATACACTTGCCTGAGCAGAACCGTTTAAGGCATACCCTAAATCTATTTGCCACACCTGTTGACCATTTACATTCGTTGTGTAGGTCTCATAAACACCCCCTGCCTTGTTTCTAGTCCAATACTTAAATGGTCTGTCTATTAGAATATCCCAAGCATTTATCAATATATCGTATCTTAAAATTACATTGTTATAATTCACTCCGTTGAGGGTAACATTTCCAATGTATAAACAATATCTTCCTCTAGGGTCTAAACCAGCAGTTACCTCATTGGCATTTCCTATTGCTGTTATCCAATCTTGTACTGGTCTGCTTATTAAAACTGCTTCTGTACCACCTGCATACATATAAACACCACCTCTGTTATACCATAACATTCTACTCTCACTTACCTGTATTGTTTGTTTATTAGTTGTACCACCGTTAGTGTTTAGAACCGTTAAAGAGTATTCGTCCCAAGCCGCTACCTTATCTTGTGTAAATACAAATAAAGCCCCACTGTATTCTTTAAGCCCTGTAATGCCCTCTCCCATATCATCAAAGTAGTTATTCTCTGGGAAGGTGTCTCTGCTTACTTCACTAAATATAACCCTTGAAGGATATGTTTTAGAGCCTGTTTTAACATTTCCTAGATACAGTCTTCCTTTATAAACTTCTAGGTGTTTAGCATAGACATTAGCCAAACTCACCATAGAAGTACCTGTCGTATATTGTACTGGACCTTCTATTCCTTGAGTAACATAAAGCCTCTCTACAAAGGTTTCTGCGGCTGTTCCTACACCTGTTCCTGTATTAATAAAGGTTACTCCCCACTCTACTGGGTCTGAACCCGCTCCAAAGCCACTCCCTATAGAAACAAAATTAGAACCATTGTATTTGTACATGTCTGAGCCATAGACTTGATACAACTCATCATCTCCATTTTCTCTATTCCAAGCAAACACTCCCCTGTTATAGCCACTTCCTGTTCCTGTTCCTATTTGAGCATAGCCTAGTGCTTTAGCCAAAATGCCAGGTTTACTTATATCTACATTATATAGAAAAGGGGACTCATTGACCTTTAGTAGTAGAGGAGAAGTGAATGTCTGATATCCACCACTAAAATCAATGTATTTCTGGGTAACTCTCTTACTTCTAGACATAATCTTATAGCTAAATTAATACCCTCGTATATATAATTATACACTACGCCTGAACGGAGGTAGTGGATATTTCTCGCCTACGATTGGTGGGGGTTCTGTGTAGTAGACTATCATTTGTATATGGTCTAGATACCAATCAACATCAGTAGCAGTTCCACTATGACTCCCTCTGTGTATTTTAGCTCCAAAATTAGAATTATTTATATCTAAATAACTCCAAGAAACACCTCCCAGTCCGTCTTTAACATCATAATATTGGTCTGTAGAATATATGTAACTTGTCGTTCCAGTTCCTACAACAACCCCATTTTTAATCCAATATGTACCACTTGCCCCCTGATTTCCAACTGTGCCACCATTAGGAACACTATAACCCTTAATCCTACATTTTATATCATCTATAGTTGCATCTTTCGGAATATTGAATCCAAAACCAGTACAAAAAACATTACTAGTACTATCCCCCATAAGTGTATTAGCAGTAGCATAATTGCTATCATTAACTTTAAGATTATTAACATTAGTCCAACTACTACCTTTATCTATTGTTGAAGTTGGACTTTTCCACCCTGTATCAGCCATTTTATTTAAAAAACCAATAAATTAAAATAACCATAATTTGCCACCTTAGTAAATACTCTATAACAAGAATTGTTATTACTCCTCCTAAAAATACAAGTATCAATTTTAGTTTAGTGTTCATAATGTTATAGGTAGGCACAGGTTGCTCTTATAATTCTTTGTTGACACCCAACAGAAGCACTGTCAGCACCAACTTGTGTAAAGTTAATATAATAAGATGTCTTCGTTGCAATTAACAACTCTTTAGTTCTACTCGCAGTTCCAGCCACTGCCAAGAGAGTGGCTGTTGCTCCAGTAGACTCAAACCTAATAGTAAACTCCTTGTCTGTTTCGCTATTATTAGCAGTAGATAGTGTAACCATTGGACTAGAGCTTGTTCCGTTTCTATAAGAATAAAGTCCGTATACAGAAAAGTAAACACTCCAACAACCAATGGGTATACTAATGGAAAGGGAATCAAGGTTAGTCCAAACATTTTGGGAAATAGTACCCTCTGGATTTGTATTATTAACCAAAGTTACACTCCATTTGTTAGGGTTTAATGGAAATCCTTGTGGTGCTTTCTGGGTTGAGTAGTAAGGACTTGTAATTGTTGCATTGACTAAATCATAATCAGTCCCACCATATACTGTTATTGTTGTATTAGGGGAGGAATAACTTACTGCTGTTATAATAAAGTATTTAACAGAAGTCTGTGTTAGTTTAATTCTCATACCTGCACTATACTTACTTGTCTTATCTCCTGATATAGTAAAAGTAAATGTAGGGTCGTCAGCACTGGCATAAGTCCAAGTTTCACCTGCACTTATCCAACCATCTATAGTGCCAGTAAATAGTGGGCTTGATAATGTTTTGTTAGTAAGTGTAGTAGTAACTGAATCAAAATAAGATTTGAGTGTTGCTTTTATATTTGACCAAGTTAGTTTCTTTAATACATTACTTGCAGCACTATCTATTAAACCAACCTCATCAGCATCAACTGGAGTTGTTTTCGCTGTTGCCCCATGAATAGTAGAAGCTATACTGTCAGCACTCACACCCTCTACAAACATTTCCCACTTACCAGCACTTAAATCCGTAGAGAATGTTCCTGAAGTATGAGCAACTACACATATATACCCACTACCACCATATTCTACTGTATCATTTACTGCATAGACTGTTGCTGTTACCCACTCTCCTTTCCAAGTATAACCCTTTGAGTCTACATAAGCTTTAATACTTTGCTGTGTTGCCAACTTTGTTGCACTATTTGAAGCCATATTGTCCTCATCTAATATAGCCGTCCCACTAACCCCTGTATTTATTACTGGAGAGGTCAAGGTCTTTCCACTTAGTGTCTGTGTGTCTGTTGTTCCTACTATTGCTCCTGTTGGAAGTGTCTTGTCTGAAGTCTTAATCTTTTTGTTGGTCAAGTCAAAAATTGCTACTTCACCGTCTGCTATTCCTGTATCGTCTATTGAGGTTATATTTGGTGCCTTAGCAATCTTCGTATCTGCGTAAGCTTTAATGCTCTGTTGAGTTGCCAATTTAGTTGCACTATTGGAAGCCATATTATCCTCATCTAATATAGCAGTTCCACTAACCCCTGTATTTATTACTGGAGAGGTCAAGGTCTTATTACCCATATTCTGTGCTACATTGGCAATCTGATTTGCAGTTACATACCTTGTTGTATCAGTTCCTGTCGTAAACTCTGTGTCTGTAGCTCTTTCTACTATACCTGTTAGCGTATCACTCGCTGCTCTTACTGTAAGTGTCGTTCCTGATAATGTAAGCCCTGTTGAAGCTGTAAGAGCTGCAAAAGCCCCTGCACTATCATCCCAAAAGACAATCCTGTCTGCATTAGGATCTGCAAATGCTGTTATCTTTGTATCAGTTACATCTTTTACTGCTTTACTTGTTGGAACTGTAGTATCATCTGCTCCAAGAGAAGTTGTAATAGTCTTGTCAGAAGTCCTTATATCCTTATTAGTCAAATTGAATACTGCTATCTCTCCATCAGCAATACCAGTATCATTTATCGCTGTTACATTGGGTTTCTTGTCTAATTTTGTAGTTAAGTCTGGAGTACCTGATAAATCAGAGTATGAACCTGTTGTCGCTACTGTTGCTAAATCTGTTGATTGAATTGCACTATCAGCCAGATCTAAACTTGCATTTACAGAAGTGTCTAGTTTGGTCTCATCAATACTCCCTGCTTTAATTGAAGCTGTAATACTAGGTGTTGTGTCATTATAGGTAAAATCTATCTCTGTTGAGTCTGTTAAAATACTTCCTACTGCGTCTTGTGCTTGTTCATCGGAATATCCTTCTACTGGACTACCACCTACTAAATATTGCTGTCCTGCTGGTATGTTTATAGAACCACTATCACTAACGGTTGCTAAAGAGTTTTGTATCAGTTTACCAGTTGCTAGGTCAAACCTTGCTATAGCATTATCCGTAGCACTATCAGGTCCTGTAACATCTCCACTTCCTTCACCTGGTGCACCTTGTGCAGCCATTAAGTTCCAGTATGTCTCGTTAGTAGGTAAGTTTCCTGTTGTGTTTTGAATACAAATATAACTTCCACCATTGTAATAAACTGCGTCGTTTACAACATAAGAAGTACTTGCTGAGTATGTACCTCTCCATGTGATGTCTAGTCCGTCTTCACCAGGCTCGCCAGGCTCTCCCTGAGGACCCTGAGGACCCTGTTCTCCTTTATCACCTCTTGGTATAGTAAAATCAAGAATAGCAGCACTTGTACTTCCAGAGTTTACTACACTCGCACTTGTTCCAGGTAGTCCTGTTGTAGTTGTACCCACATTTACTGTGGCAGCATCTCCTTTCTCACCTTGAGGACCTTGGTCTCCTTTCTCCCCTTTGTAATTAAACCAAAGTCCAGTAAAATCCGAAGCCTGTGGACTTACTATCTCCGTATTCGTACTCTTAATAGCAATGTAATTAAGTGTTGGACTAAAGGTAGTTGTAAAACCAGTTCCATTTGTATCTGAGGCATAAGCTATATACACATAAGCACTCTCACCATCATCACCAGTATCTCCCTTCTCACCCTTATACTTTTTCCAAAGTCCTGTAAAGTCAGAAGCAGTTGGAGATGGTATTGGTGTAGTTGTAGATTTTATTGCTATATAATCTAGGCTCGGGTTAAATGTCGTAGTAAAGCCTGTGCCACTATCATCTGAAGCATAAGCTATATACACATAAGCATCTTCTCCGTTCTCTCCTGCTATTCCTTGAGGACCCTGAATACCTCGCTCACCCCTATCACCTTTTTCTCCCTTTGGAATATAGAAGTCAAATATAGCAGCACTTGTACTACCAGAGTTTACAACCGAAGCATTTTGTCCTGCATCTAGGGTTGTAGTAGTTCCAGCATCAACGGTAGCAGCCATTCCAGCCTCTCCTGTATTTCCCTTATCTCCCTTGTCTCCTTTATCACCTTTCTCCCCTTTGTCTCCTCTAGGAATTGTAAAATCTAATATTGCGGCAGAAGTTGTCCCTACATTTTCTACATTAGCATTAGTTCCAGGCTCTCCAGTAGTGGTAGTTCCTACATCTACTGTAGCAGCATCACCCTTTTCCCCTATAAACTGGTCTACTACCGCCTTTTTAGTTGTTCCATAAACAGAGGCTGAAGTATCACTAACATCAACAACAGCCATCCAGTCTGCTGATTTATCAACAGTTTCCAGTTCAGTTAATTCTGTAAATGTCTTATTTCCTGCCATTGTTTATTGTTTTTAATTTATACTATTATTTAAGCAGTTCTCCTATATCTGTAAACTACTATATATGGTTGTAAGTTGTTATGTGCTTGTCCTCCACCTGTTGAATTTCCGTAAGGCGTTAGTGCTTGGTTTGTTCCAGAATCACTTGCACGAGCAATGTGAGATGCACCTAATCCTGTAGCGTTTATATTAGTCATTATGCTATGTGTATGTCCTGGCATTTCGTCAATTGTCAATGTATGTGTTTTCGCTCCACCAGTTTTTTCTATAGTATCAAACTCTGTATCGGCTGATTTTGCTACTAATACTCTACCAGCACCATAAAACTCCCAAGTTCCACCAAAGTGTGCATTCATTTTAGCTACCGTATCTAAATCAGAAGAAGTTGTCTCATATATTGTACCTACTGGATAAAAGAAGTCTAACAGTCCTGATATTGTATTATTACTAAGACTGATTGTTTTATTGGTCAAGGTCTGTGTATCTGTCGTTCCTACAAAATCCCCACTTGGTAGTGCCTTATCTCCTAACAATTTTCTAACTGTTGCCCTTTTTGTAGAGCCAGTAATATCTTGAGATGTATCACTCTTATCTACAATTGCCAAGTAATCATTGGTCTCATTAACTTCTGTTGCCTCTACTAAGTCTAGTATGTCTATTCCTGCCATTTTTACACATCATTTATTTTAGTATATGTTGTTTCTGTATCTGCAGTATCAGTCCATATTTCCTTATCCTCTCCATGACTATACACCAAATAGTCTGTATTACCCTCTGTCATTAATTCTTCTCTGTATCCTTCTGTAACAAGCCTTATTAAACCACCAAAGAACCCCCAATTAGTATCACTATCTACCCCATCTACAAAAGCACTCTCTCTTCCCTGCTTTGTCAATTCTTTTCCATCTTGTGTTAGTAACGCTCTTCCATCTTGTGTTGTAAGTGTATCCCCACCACTATATTTTCTGTATCCCGTTACCTTGTCTTGAATATCTGTCCAGTTTGTCATTATAGACCTCCATACTCATCTACAAGGGAGATTGTCCCACCACTGTCAAGATTTCTCTCTACAATGTTGTTTTCCATCTCATCTAATCCCATATTAAACTGTGCCATCATATTATTTCCTTCATTTGGTAATCCTAGTGTATATTTCCCCTTTGCACTTGCATAAAGGGTTAGTAAGTGGTCATAATCCAATGGAAGTCCTGATGTATCATCATCTGCACTCATATCAACAGGATTTTCTACATAAATCATATATAACCCATCTTCAACCGATACTGTCGGTGCTGGTCGCAATTCAAACATATTGCCTAAAATTGTGTATTTAGGGTCTACTTGAGAATAAACATCTACATTAGGGTCTCCTATCTCTGTTAAGTCTATCTGGTCTACTTTAACCCTGTCTGTCGCATTGGCATATCCTACCTCTAGCCTTACAAACTTTCTAAAGTCTTGTGGTAGTGAATAAAGAGACTGATTAGCAACTGTATCAGCCTTAGCAATCCTTAAAAAGTAGTTTTGTCCTAATGTTAGAAGTCTGTTTAACACAAGGTCTCTTGCAGTATTAAGGTCTCTTTTAACCTGTGTGCTAGTTACTGTGCTATTAGCACCTATTGTCATATTGAGCAAATCACCTACCTCTGACTGCATTTGCGAGAATGTCATTGTATTGTCTAATCAATTAAATATATCCCCGTGCATCCTCGTATATATTTAATTATACCATGTTTACATTAGCTCTCTTTGTGTCTCTTCTGGTAAAATACTCTTGTATAACTTCACTACTACACCTGCTTCCTTTTCTAGACTTCTTTCCTCCTTAACCCATTTCTTACCTTCAATTACCTTGTTTTGAGCCTTGCCAGACTTAATATCTTCTAGCATAGCCCTAAACTTCACCTCAAACTCTTCTTTGTTCTTGTATGGATAACTGTTCTTCTCATTTACAACTAAAGAATAAGGTAACATGTTCTTAACTACACTAGGCACTCCCAATGCTGTAAACTCTGTAAACTTAACCTCACTCTTATATTCATTAAAAGGCTTGTCCTCTAATGGGATAATTGCCCCATCTAGTCCCAAAGTCTTTAATCTGTATGTATAAGCCTTGAATGGGTACCATGGGTATCTTGTTATTCTGTTTTCAAAGGCTTTAAACTGATTTCTATAGTAACTTCCTAGTATATGTAGTGTAACTTCAGGATAATCAGCCATAACTCTCGCCATAGGCTCTTTAATCTCGTCCCAGTCTCCTAAGTGGCTAATACCACCTTGCCAACCTATCCTAATCTCTCCCCTTTTCTTGTCCTTTGGTATAAACTCTCCCTCAGGATACAAGTCAAAATTAAGCGCATTGTGTACAATTCCTGTTTTAACATCTCTACTTCCAAACTGCTGGTAAAGGTCTAGTAGTTTTTGTACTGGAGAGGTAATTAAATCAGCACTTGCTAATATATAAAGGAGGTTCATCTGAAGACTTAGGTTTTTGTATCTGTTAAATCCCTCTGTTAAACCCGTAACCCATATAGGCTTGAGATTCCCATTTACTAATGCCCATGCATCTTCTGTTCCAAACTCTTTGTAATGCTCTGAAGTAGGTAAAACATCCATTGTGTTATCATCATGGTCAAAGACTATCTTCTTATTGGGGTCTATCTCTTCTTTTATCAACTTAAAATACTCATAATCACCTAACCTGCCCACAATTACATCAGAAGATTTTATCAATTCCATCTGTTTGTCCACTGGTTCTTTTCCATCCATTAAATAGCTCTTAACATCATCTCTAAACTTAAAGGCTTCATCAAACTGTCTAATCCTATACCAGCCACAGCCACCTTCATCTACGGGTAAAAACAAGACCTGAAGTGGTCTTTTTCCTTTTGTTTTTGATTTCTTGGACATAATATCCTCGTTATAATTTAGATTGTTTTAGGATCTACTGTTAAACACATTCTGCCTTGTTCATCTTTAACAAATGCTTCCTTAAACTTAGCAGGATTAGTTATAACATCATCTCCCCATATTTTTCTAGCTACATAATACATCTCTTTGGGAATAACAGCCTCAAGCCTCCAGTCTCTACTCTTACTAAAACCATCAGATTTAACTCTCATTCTAGCATTATGCTCAAATACTCCCCCAAAGCCTTCCTCTAGACCTCTGTGCATTTTAGCCTTTCTCACCTTCTCAAGTTGTTCACCTACAGCCTGTGCTAATATCGCTTCCTGCTCTTTGTTTTTAGGTGCTAACTTCTGCAAGATTTCTAAAACCTCTTCTTTACTCTTACCTGTTATCTTTCTTCCTTGTGGGTCTACTATTTCCATATCTATATTATACCATTTAACAAAAGAGAGGGACTAACGCCCCTCCCCTTGTGCTATTTAGTAATTAAACTAGACTGATAATCCAGTTGCCTTACCGTTCATAGCTTCTGCTCTAGCCTCTAAGGTCAGTTCACCAATCAAGACTCCATTCTTTGCGTCAGCAGTTTCTGGAGTATCTTTCTTAGCGACTGGTCTTAGCTGTGCTACAGCCCACATGTCTTTCTGTAAGACCGTAAGTGTGTCGTTAGGAATCTGACTATCACCCTCAACAACTAACCTACCAAATGGTGAGGAATAGACCAACATAGCAGATGTAAACTCTTTGTTTCCATCGTTATATGCCCTCGTTCCACTCATAAGTTGAGCTAGTTTGTTTACTTGTGTGTAAGAACCGAGTAACCACTCTGGTCTTCCACCGTTAGAGTAACAATCCTGAATCAATTTGTTTAACTCACCCTCTGAGATATTCCTTCCACTTCCAGTTGTTCCACTACCACCGTATCCTGTTGATACATTTGTGGTTATGAATGCAAGAATACCCTTTAACTTTCTAGCAGTTCCAGAAGCACCAGATGCACCAGTACCATTGACAAGAGCTTTTTCAATATCTCTTCCAATAGCTTCTAATGCTACCTGAACCCTGAATGCATACTCATCTTCCATTCCTGCAGGATCTACTGCCTGTTGAGTGTTAGACACTTGGAATGTCTTCTCAAAAATCTGAGTATAGTTTGTTAATCTGCTAGGTGCAGTTAATGCTCCATATTGGAATGTTGCTCCTTCCACCTGTGCA